AATTCTATACCATGTGTTTCAGTGTCAAATATGAAAAACCCTTTAGGATCACTTTCATCATTCCAAGTTAACTCATAAGGAGTGCCTAAGTATGTAATATTGCCTTCGGATGATTTAGTATGAAAATGTCCGCTTAGTACTTGTTTATATTGTTTAAAGTAACTACGATCAACACCCTCATGATTATCAATGCCCTTCATCATTTGAAATCCTGCAATCTCAAAATGACCAACACAATAATCTGCAGAACTTTCATCTATAAATTTTGCAATGTGCGTTTCATTCTCCTTACAAATCCAAGGAACAATATCAAAAGTAATACCGTCATAAACAAACTTTCCTGGTTCTTGATAGATAGTAATGTTGCCATAGTCTTTTAATAACAGATCGGGCGAATTAACATCTAAGCTTTCTTTCCAGAAAATATCGTGATTGCCTATAAGTGTTAGTAGTTTAATACCGTTTGCTTCTAACGGGTCAAAGAAGTATCGTCTTGCTTCTGCAAGAGAATTAAAATTGATATATTTCCTACGATCAAATAGATCACCTAATTGAATTACAGTATCAATATTATGTTCTAACAAATAAGGTATAAATACCTCACTATAAAATTTCTCATAATAAGCGTGAAATGCTTTAGAATCATTTCTTACACCAAAATGTGTATCACCCAAAAAACAAATTTTCATATTACCAATGCCTAATTGTGTTCGCCATAATAAAGAAACAAGTTACCACATGTATTGCTACCCAGAATGTTTTTAGGAACAATGCAATTTTTGCTTCTCGTAATGTGAGGATAGGAACATCTGGTCTATCATCATCGGTATTGCCCATTAGATGACCTGTTGCTCTTGCCCAGATTTTTTCTAAACTATTCATTAGAATCTTTTTTTATCCACGGGGGTATATGGGCTAATGCCATTACTAGCCACATTAATGGCATCTCTAAGTGTAGTCCGCCGCAATGACTTGGGTTTGAGTAAGATACTGCGGCTAATATAACGCATAGTGGCGTTATTGACTTGTTCAATATTTGTAACATTAACATTCTTTATTATTATTTCCTGTCACCAAACAGTTGCAATAGGTTAATAAACAAGTTAATGAAGTCCATGTATAAAGTTAATGCTCCACGCACCTCTGCGCTATCGCTAGTTTCTATACTAAGTTCTTCACGAATCTTTTGTGTGTCGTATGCTGTTAGTCCCAAAAATATAATAATTGCCAATGCGCTAATAACCATTTGCATTACAGTGCTACCGATAAAAATATTGACTATACTAGCAATAATGATAGCAATTAATCCAACAAACATAAATTTGCCAAGACTATCTAGACTTTGTTTAGTAAAGTAACCATAGCCACTCATAACACCGAATAGGATTGCTGCACCCATAAAAGCACTGACAATACTACCCATAGTAAACACAGCAAAGATCATTGCAAAGCTCAATCCCATTAATGCCGCAAAACCATGTAGACATAACTGGGCTACACCTTTGCTAGGATTTCTACCTAACACATAGCTAACACCAAAGATCGCTACCAGAGGTGAAAAGATTACAATCCACTTTAGTATACCCGTAAAAAAGAATTGTAGTAACTCTGGGTTAGTGCCCACAAAATAACTAATAAACATTGATACCATAACAGCAAGACTCATATGTCCGTAGACACGGCCCATTGCTGAGTTAATTTCACTTGCAGAACGATATGTCATTCCGCCTGTATAGTTTGTTCCAAACATTTTGTTTGTTCCTTTAAATATCTTTTAATAAAAATCCCAATCTATCTCCTGCAGGGCTAGAGTAAAACTCGTCACGCCAAACAGGTATAATAGTATTGGCATTGTGATTAACAAAATCATCATTGTATCTAAAATGCACTTCAATAATACGGTCACCTATTACTTCTACATTGAACCAGGGATATCGATCTGCAACAGTTTGCAGTATCTCTGGCAATTTAAAGTCCATATCAATTTTTGTCCAACGACTAAATCTATCTAGGCGCATTGGATCATTTCTAAATCCCTCAACCGCTAGCGTTTGTTTGCCCCAATGGTAATCAAAACTTAAATGACGACCAGTAAACACCTCACACCAGAAATAACCATCTGGAATTGAATCTGAATCTAGGTATTGTATTGTTGCGCCTACTGACATCATTTTTAGATTTACAATAGGGCGCACCACATACTTACCCGGAACAGTGGGTGCTATACCTGCAGGACCACATTCATATCCTAACTTCTTTGATAGAATTAATTTATCTATACACCAAAGATCATCTAAGGATATACTGTCAAATACATCTATATCACCAATCTGAAGTACAGCTGTCATTTATAAATTATTCAAATTCGTTATCTTCTCTGTGACCGACTCTCATTGCCATGTTTGCATCTGTTTCTCGTACTTCAACCTTACTGCACCAGACTCGTTCTGCTTCGGCTTTGCCATACATTGGGAGAAAGATAGTATTAATATACTCATAAAGAAAATCAGAAATCCCCTCACAACCTGTCTTCTCCACTTCTGTAATTTTTGCTAATTTTAATCTGCCTAATTCAAGCAAATGTTCTCGCATAGGATCATCCTGTGCGACTAATAGAGTATGGTCAAACCAATCCTCTAATTTTTCTTTTAATGGTTTAAGTCCACCAAAATCCATACACCAATTACGAGCATCCAATGTGTCACATTCAAATTCAAAATGAAATGATAGTGCATATCCATGAACTAGATTACAATGACTATCAGCTCTCCATTGTCTGTATGCTACGGGACCTATTTGTTTATATGTTTTTGTTGAGATATATTTTGCCATCTCTTGCCTCTCTGAGTAAGTTTGATGGCATGCAGAATATTTAGAGAGGGGTGAATGCCGGAGACCTCTTTGTCATTTTCTGAAAAGCCCTAGAATCATACCAATCGAATAAATCTTCGATAATTTTATCTAAGTTACATTCCGGCTTCCAAGAAGTTTCAGATTGTAATTTTTCAGAATTTGCAATTAATATTGCAGGATCACCATTACGGCGAGGTGCAACATTGAAAACAATGCCGTTGTTAATTCTTTCTTGATCTATTAAAAAGGTTTCTGTTTTAACAAATACTTCAAGATTAGAATATCCTTTGACTGAACCTATATTATATATGCCTTTGATATTATTCTCAATAGCTAAGATGTGTGCTTTGGCAATATCCGTGACATGAATATAATCTCTGATACAGGTTTTATCTTTTGTCGGATAATCTATACCATACATTGTAAATGGTTCATCGTTTAGCGCTGCTTCAAAAATTTTAGCAAAAATATGAGTAGCATTTGGTTCTTGACCGTGTGTGCCACCTTCAACCGCACCGCAAGCATTGAAATATCTAAATGATACATACTGCAAACCATATGCCTTATTGTGCCAATTAAGCATCATCTCAGTCATTAGTTTGGATTCACCATATGGCGATATTGGATTAGTATCTGATTTTTCAAATAGCATATGACTTTTTTCAGGGTCGCCATACACCGAAGCACTGCTACTAAAAATGAATTTTGTACCTGGAGAATATTTGGTAATATATTCCAAATACTTTGCAGTTTTAGCAACATTATTTTCATAATATTCTATTGGGTCAGACATGCTTGGGCCAACCAAACTAGTACCAGCACAATGAATAATTGCATCAGGTATATTATCAGCTATACAGTTTAATGATTTAGTATCAATAAAATCGCATTGAATGAATTCATCATAGTATGATTCTAAGTGAGAACTAACCCGCCTGTCGACACCAACTACTCTATAGCCTTGTTTCTTAAGTTCAATACAAATAGCGCCACCGATATAACCGGCGGCACCTGTGACTATAACTGTTTTAATATTTTGCTGCTGGGACATGATCTCTGTAATCCTTACCACCTCGCCACCAATGTGATCCTTCGGCATTGAACATAATATCTATACAACGATCAATAGTATTAGATGTCCAAGTAGCTAATTTGCCTAGATTGGCTCGCTCTTGAAACAATAAACTATTTAGTTTAAACACTGCATCATCTTGTGACCATGGAATGTAAAGACATTCACGATCATTGGCAAATGTTTCAGGGAATGATCTATACGCAGGGTACAAACAATTTGTACCTAGTGCATCTGCTTCTGATGCCGTATTACTTACCCAATCTTGTAATGCACAATTAAATAATACTCGGGAATCACCTAACAACTCATAGTATTCATTCTTTTTAAGATTCTCATAGATTTTAAAATTATGAGTCTTTTCCAATGCTCGCGCGCGATCCAAATACTTTTGATTGTTACTACGTAAAGGACCGCCTGATAAAACAGCAAATTCTACAGCAGGATTAAGTGTATGGTATCTTTCAATTAGATCCATAAAGAAATCAGGTTGTTTTTCTTGATCGAATCTTGCCGCAAACACTACACGAAGTTTGCGCTCATTAAAAGGAATCTGTTTCACTACACGACTGCGAACTTCATCTTTGTCAAATGCCAAACCAGAGATATTAAAGATTGGTGCTTCCCAACCTGCAATTTTCATATGAGCAACCATCTCTTCGTTAGATGCAAGTACACCTGTAACAAATTGGTCTGTCATTTTCTCATATAGACCCATCCACTTCTGCATATCCCATACGTGAACGAAATCATCTGGATCAATAGATTGTGCAAGGCAACGAACAAATATTCGAGGCTGATACTCATAACTTACTTGATCCATAATATAAGGCAATGCCTCAATACCAGGAGTAAACATATCTTCAAAAAAGATTGTATCTTCGTATGTAATTTCACCAGCTTTCATCTTCTTAATAAGATTAGCCATCTGTGTCAGCGAATAATAACTACGACCGTGTGCATCAAGCACTTGTCCTGTTACAATTGCTTTAGAGTCATCTAAAATATCACCATGAATTACTTCATAATCAATACCTCGGCGCTTAAATGCTGCCTCACTCCAATGCTGAAGCTGCAAGGTATAACGACCTTCATACGGCTCCAAACCCATATAATATAATTTTCCCATTATCAATCCCTAGTAAAATACATTCTGCAACCGTTTTCGCCATCTTCTGAGACTTCGATTACATAATCTCGATCAGCTT